TCAACAGGGTGTAAAGACAAATCAGACGGCAGGTCAAAGAGAAGCCTTTAAGTCTAGACACGCCAAGAATATCAAGAGAGGAAAACTGTCAGCTGCTTACTGGGCTGATAAGGTTAAATGGAGTTCTTCTAAAACTAAATCACCCTCAAAGAAATGGGTAAAGGGGTCATAATGAAGTTAGGATTAATGCTTGGGGGTAGTGTACCAGAGGTAGACCCCAAGAACAAAGATCGTGCTGAAGAGTATTGGATGTATGGAGCATCTGAAGAAGAGTTAGCAAAGGCTTGGGATAAGGACATCGAGTACGCTAAACTCAAGAAATGTGGTAACTGCGATTACTTTGACAACAGAGCTAGAACTCTAAAGGCTTTGAATGGTGAGTCAGGGATGGGTGCTTGCATTAAGTTCAAGTTTATGTGTTCTCAGGAAGCTTCTTGCCAAGCTTGGGAGTGTAAAGACATGGGCTTAGAAGAAGCAATGGTCTGATGTGGTTAGCTGTTCTCCTAGCTTGTTCAGGGCCAATAGCTACTACCTGTGATATTCTAGTAAGAACAGGTGGTATGTTTAATTCTCAGGAAGAATGCAGAAAAGAAGTAGCAGCTGTAGGCGCTGAGTTAACTAAGAACGGTTTGTACATACGGGGCGAGTGCTACAAGTTAAATATAGGTTCTAAAGTTTAATGACTCTTATCTCGCATTTTCCTTTACCCAGTATGCCCTTTCAAACTCATGAGAACATAATCTTCGAGAAAGCAGATAAGGATAGATCTAGTCGAAATAACGAAGAGTATAAGGTAGAAGAACCTAACAGGATTACTCCTGATACACCCGTAGAAGATCTAAAGGTGGTTAATCAGATGTATGCTTATAATCCTAACCCAAACAAACTACGTACACCTGATGGACAGATCGTAGATTTTATAATAGCGTGAGAGAGTACCAATGCCAGTAAGAAAAGTACCAGGTGGATTTCAGTGGGGAACAACTGGTAAGGTTTATAAAACTAGAGGTTGGGCAGAGCGCCAAGGAAGAGCTATAAAAGCTTCTGGTTATTCTAAGGGTGGTGATACAGTTAATGCAGCGGGTAATTATACTAAGCCTGGTATGCGTAGGCGTCTTGTTAGCTCTATCAAAGCTGGCGGCAAAGGTGGAAAGCCAGGGCAGTGGTCAGCTAGAAAAGCCCAGATGGTCGCAAAACAATATAAAGCGAAAGGGGGAGGATATAAAAGTTGAAGTCCTTCCAAGATTAAATGAGTAAAGCAAAGTCTCAACAAAGCCTAACTAACTGGACCAAACAAAAGTGGCGCACTAAAAGTGGCAAGCCTAGTGCTAAAACTGGTGAAAGGTATTTACCTTCTAAGGCTATTGATGCTCTTAGTGATAGTGAGTACGCAGCCACTACTAAAGCAAAACGACAAGGCACTAAGGCAGGTAAGCAGTTTGTGGCTCAACCTAAAAAGATCGCAAAAAAAGTAAAACCATTCAGAGCAAACAAAGGTACACTAGCAATGAGAACTCCTACGGCAGACCAGAAGGGTCTTAAAAAACTTCCTACTTCAGTAAGAAATAAAATGGGATACATGTCTAAGGGCGGTATGTCCAAGAAGTCAGGCTACATGGGTGGTGGCATGACTAAAAAGAAATCAGGTTATAAAGCAGGCGGTGTTATCCAAGCCAAATGCGGCGCATCATATAAGGGCTAAGACAATGGCAACATCAAGTGCATTTAAAATTCTAATTCAAATCGGTAAAAAGATTCTTGGAACCAACAGTAAGAAGGTTGCGGATGACTTAGTAAGACAAGGTGGTAAGAGAGTTCCTAAAAGTAAAGTACCAGCAGATGCTAAGATTACTAAGGCTCCTACTTTACCAAACCCAAGGTCTTCTAGTACAGGTCAGTTCAGAAAGAACCAACCACCAGCTTATAGACCAAAGACAGACCCGAAGGTTTCTTCTAATACTCGTACAGCACCAGCTAAACCAAGTGGATCAGGTACTTCGGTATCTGCTGCTTCTCCTAAAAAGCCAAGTGTACCAGCTAAGCCAAGCCCTAAGCCTTCAACTTCTACTAAGGCACCGACAAGAAAGAAGCCTCCTTTGATGCCTAAAGGACCAGGTGGTGTAACCTATCCTAAGCGTCCTACTCTTCCTAAAAAATCCCCAGCGGCTGCTGGACTTCGAGCATCAACTCTTGAAGGTGGACCAGAAGTAGATACAGTATCAGCTACTCCACCTAAGAAAACTAGGGCAAAGCCTAAAACTACAGCACCTGTTAAGAAGACAGCACCTGCAAGAGATCCTAGTAACACACCTACTCGCAGGGAAGATACTAAAAAGAATACGCCAGTTAGACCAAAGAAGCGTCCAGCAGCTGGTCCAACAACCAATGAGTCTTTTGGTAAAGCGTTTGCTAGAAACAGAAAAGCTGGTAATCCTACGTTTACTTGGAATAATAAGAAGTACACGACAAGGTACAAAGAAGAAACCATTAAACAACATAAGAAAAAGTTTGGCGTAGAAGGTAAGTATTAAGTGAATGCCTGATCTAAGTAAGTCAAAGTTTCATACACAAGGGTACACTATTGCATCTACTTCGGCAGATGCTAGTGCTACCGCTGTGTATACTTGCCCTGCTAACTTTAGTGCCATTACTAGGTATCTACACATTAGTAATAGTTCTACTTCTACTAAGAAAGTGTTTGTACAGTTCTATCATGCCGACGATAACGAGTATCATTACATAGCTAATGGACTTAGTATGGCAGGACACTCTGTAGTTAATCTAGTTGATGGTGGATACTTTAACTTACACTCAGGTGATAAGATTATGGTATATGGTGAAACTACTAATACTATGGAAGTGCTTGTTTCAGTAGAAGAGTACTTTGATCCGAATCGTAGATAATGCATAACGGGGTTGCAATCTTATCTATAGTATGATATAACTATTCGTATATAACTAGTCTCCAGTTGGTATCCTAGCCAACATGCACAAATTAACTGGAGATTTAGAAATATGTTTAGAAACTTACTAACACGCTTTCAAGAGCATCAGCAACGTAGAGCAGACTACTGGGTTCTTATGAACCTCAAAGACAAAGACCTTCACGATATGGGTATTTCCCGTGGTGAGATTTACAATAAGGTCTTTGGTCAAAACCAGTAAGACTACAAAGGACTTGTTTATGGCAAGACAGCTAACTGAAAAACAACAGAAGTTCTTAGATGTTCTGTTTGATGAAGCCAGAGGTGATCCTGTTAAAGCTAAAAAGCTTGCAGGATACGCCGAAGGTGTAGCTACAGCACAGGTTGTAGGAGCTATTGAAGATGAGATTGTTGAGAGAACTAAAAAATTTATTGCTCAGTCATCCACCAAGGCTGCGTATACTATGTTTAGTGTAATGGCTGATCCAACAGATCTAGGTGTCAAAGAAAAGATGACAGCAGCTAAGGACATTTTAGATCGAGCAGGTTTTACTAAGACAGACAAGATAGAGGTTAAAGCATCAGAGCCTCTATTTATTTTACCATCAAAAGATAGTGATGCCGAAGATTAAAACTGCTAGAGCGTCTGAAGCAAAGTATCCAGCTAAGATAGACTGGCAGATACCACTACGAGGAGAAAGCGGAGAGTGGTATCCGATTATACGAGTTGGAAGACATGTACCCTTTGGATACAAACAGGATGAAGAAGATCCTGATTTATTAATACCCTTACCAGAAGAATTAGAACTTTTAGAAAAAGCAAAACTATTCCTACGAGAGTACAGCCTAAGGCAAGTAGCTAAGTGGTTATCTCAACAGTCAGGTAGGTATATATCACATGTAGGGTTAGACAAACGTGTCAGGATCGAAGAAAAGCGCAGACGAGCTTCCTCTAGCTATAGGAAGTATGCCAAAAAGTATAAAGAAGCGGCAAGGAAAGCGGAGAAAATCGAAAAAGAAAGAATTGGTGGTAGAGCTGCCAAAAGAATCTTTGGAGACAGTGAGTCAGACCCCAGCAGTTCCGAAGCCAGCTGATGCAGACTTAGAGCAAGTTAAGCAAGATATTATCTTTGAGCCTAACCCTGGTCCTCAAACAAACTTCTTAGC